CCATGCTTGCCGCTGCAAGTGCTTGCCACATTGTTTCGTTGGGTATAATAATATCATCTATCAGCTCATAAAAAGCACCTGCCGAGATAAACAGCATGCCCCCTGCCACTGCCCAGTGACCGATTGTCATGCGGACTTCCGATCTCCATCGGTAATAAAAACCAAAAGCGATAGATAGCAGCCCCGACAAAATCCCCCCCGGCAAACCAATGCCAAATATATTTATCATGCATTCTCCTTCCTCGACATCATTTCCTCGTCGTTCGTGTTGTGTCATAGTCCCAGCGCCGCTTTTTTAGATCGACCCCATGCCCTGGCAGATTCAACTGCTACCTGATAATCAGCCACTTCTTGCAGTTCTGCTACAGATGGCTGGTAAGATTTTCTTAAATCGCCAATCGATATGCGAGCTAGTTTCAACTCATCGCTGATCAAATATTGTTCACGAATTTTTTCCCCAACGCGCTCATTGATGAGTGCGACGTGCGGCGACAAGCTCTTGATTTCCAGTCTTATAGCATCAGTCAGCACAACCGTTTTTACACTTGCCGCGATTTCTTTAGGCTGAGTAGGGAGAGTTGCTGATGCAGGCATGGATACATAAGTCATCCCGTCAGACAGTGTTGCCAGTTCTGTGCCGATGAACTGCCCTTGTTTATCAGATGGCAGCAGTAGCGTGTGCGTGATTAATTTGTCCGTATATTTTTTGTATGCAATGATTTTCATTTATCATCTCCTTTGGTATTTGTTCCAGCATGTGCCGAAGCGAACTGGTATTTCGTGCGTGACCGAGAACGGACACTGCGCACTGAATGTTATTTTTCTTTAAGGCTTTTCTGAATACATACAGGCTACGCTTGCGGATAAAACGTTTACTTGCCCATGTTCGGTAACCAACAAAATTCACGCCTTTGTGTGCTGCCGCGATTATGGTATGTGAGTATTCAAGACGCAGACTGTCTCGGATGAATGTCTTAATCTTTGTACGTGCCTCGGTGCATTCAGCCTTGGTTAGCCCGAATAACACACCATCATCTACATAGCGACAATATCGGCGCACTTTGAGTTCTCTCTTAATATAATGATCTAGTGGATTGAGATATATCAGCGCATATAGCTGCGACAGAAGATTCCCGATCGGAATACCGAGCGGCTCGCCGTGGTCGGCGAATTGCATCATCACATCAACCATTTTAACGTCTTTTATTTTATGCTCAATCAACCTTCGTAAAATGGCGCGATCGATGCGGTAGAAAAATTTGCGTATGTCTATCTTGAGGGTGTAGCTATCCCGTGGAGATGTACGCAATGCCGCTTGTGCATAATCCGCAGCTTTGTGCGTCCCCATGCCTTTTCTGCATGCAAATGATTGATCGATAAACGTGCGATCAAATATCACATTCACCGCCGCATATACCGCGTGCTGCACGACAAGATCACGAAATGCCGGCGCATAAATCGTACGCTGTTTTGGCTCATAAACTTCAAAGTTGTAGTATGGCATCGGGCGATATATGCCGTCCCGCAACTCGCAAAATAGAACGTCAAGATTATACGCCATGCGGCGTTCAAAGTTGAAACACGCACTCTTACCGCGCTTGTTCCTCGCAGCTGCATGAAAAGCGGTTAGTAGCGTATCACGCGTAAATGCATGCTGATATAAATCACCAATCCTCTTCATGACGCTACCGCCTGATCTTCGGTTGCCCTACCAAAAAGGCGGCGGCTTTGCAGATTTCGCCGTGGGCAAGCCACGCGCCGGAAACCATCTCCCTTGATTCCACTTCGGCATTGCTGCCCGTGAGGTATCGAGTCCGCGCGAAAGCCCACGTTGTTGTTCGAGTTGGCTCGCACACCGTTGAGATTCAACGCCCACACCCCGGCGGCCTCGCCATTGTTCCAGTTGCCGCTCGCGATCGGGCACATATTAAGATGATTCCCGTTGACGGGCAGATATTATCCACCCGCCAATCATTTTGCCGAGCTCATCCACCAGTTTCGATAAGGCAAGATAACGGTGCTCGCCCTGCTCTCTGGGTGATTGCTCGGCAATCTTTCCCGCTTTGAATTCAAAATACCCGAGACTATGCGCCAGCCTGATTAGCATGCGTAGTTGCTCATGCCTGATATCCAGATTCGTTAGCGTTGTTTTCTTGTGATAGCGTTTTTGTGCCTCCACAATGAACCCATACATTGCATATGCCGCGCTGCGAATTTCCAGTGCTAAGCCATATTTCTCATGCTTCGGAAAATGGTTTAGATGGATGTTCATCAGCTTCGCAAATTCTGTGAATTTACGATCTAGCTTTGCTTCATCATGCATGCCCATTATTGATAACTGCTCATATCGCTATCGCTCAATCGCTCAAAGATACAAGGCCGCGCGAAAGCCCACGCTGTGGCCCGAGCTGGCTCGCACACCGTTGAGATACAACGCCCACACCCCGGCGGCCCCGCCAGCGCTCCAGTAGCCGCCCGCGATCGGGCACATATCATTGTGCTTGTAATCCCATAGATAGTCATTACCAAATGCGTTCGCGCCGCCTGCCGCGAGAGCTATGCCCGCTCCTGCGGCATTCCATGCGTTACCGCTGGTTGCTTCTGAGAGTGTTTGTGACGCGGCTGAGCCGAACCCGATAGCTCGATTTGCGCCGGTTGCCCACAACTGTCCATATGTAGCACCGAGATTGGCATATAAAGCCGCATAACTTGTAGCACACCATAAATCCGTTGCTAACGTGTTGCCGCCAGTTAAATCACGCATGCGGACTGCTGTATTTAATAGATAGTAATTCGTGCCATCCGAGGTGAGTCCCGGGTTAATTTCCCACATGTTGCCGTTCAGATCAGCTACACCGCAGTTTTGTCCATTGTGCGTTGTGCGGCTAAACAGATTTGCCGAACCGCACTGACCAGCGTTGAGATAGCCATCTGAGATATAGCGAATAGCAACATCGTTAGCATCACCAAGCGCATTGTTGTTATTGCCTTTTGGATAGTTTGTAATACCCGCTGCATCATACCATGCGCACCATGTAGCTGCTGTTGCTGCCTGCCCGTGAGCCAATGCCAACATAGCCAGCGCCGAAAAGATGAATCGCGAATTGCAGAAGAATGCCGCACCTCGCGATTTAGGAGCGAGGATAGCGCCACCATAGTTGTTTGCCGGAGCGTTGTTTAATGCGCTGATCGGGTTGTGTGTTGCTCCTGTTGAGAGCGGATTACCAAAGCGAATAGAAGATGCGATGCCTCCGTTATTCGAGCATTGATATTTATCGACAAATACGCCCGACTGCACTGCGCCGCCATCGTAAAATGCCCGATGTAACGCATATCCCGCCGCATTTGCAGTAGCTACAGATGTATAGTCTGCGAAGGCTTTAATATCAACACTATTCAGTGCAAAGCCATTCGCCCCTGTGCCGAATTTGTAATAAAAAGCGGGTATCCAAATCATGACTGACCCATCTGAATACTGGTAGTTGCCGTAAGCGTCCGAGGCTGGATTGCGCGTGCCTGAAAATTCGACCATGCCTACGGGTAATGGCCCAGGACAAACCCCTACGCCAAACCCCTGCTGCCCTGCTACACCGATGTTGTTTGAGCCGCCAGATGCACTTGATCCTATATGTATCCCAGTCGGAAAGCTGACTGGCTGACCCGCTTCACCACTGATTGATTCGATGTTGTTTATTTTGCCCATAATAAGCCCCTTTTAAAATGATGTTTTTACAATTTGATTGCTTGAATGTCGGCGGTAGCCGTAGCTGATGTTAAATCAATCGCAGCTAGTGCAGCTTTAGCCTGAATTTTGCGCGTAAATAATGAAGACCCGTGGTCGCCAAATGCCTTATTCAAGCCATTTAGCCATGCCTTCGTTGCAGGATGAGCTACGTTCGCAGCATCTATCCATACAAACCCTGCTGGCAATACCCACGAGTTCGCAAGCGCAGTCAATACTTTAACAAGTGACTGAACTGATTTTTCATCTGATTGAAATAATGCATTTTTGTAAGTAACACCTGCGTTCAGCGCTGTTTGATAAGCTGTTTCG